ATTAGGCCATATTTCTTTAAATTTATTGCGATGAAATAATTGGTATTCTTTTCCAATAAAATCTAGTCCATTGCAACCTGGTACATATAGAATGGTAGGCGCCCTAGTGGTGTTCGTATACAACTCAACACTAGTTCCGTTGACTTTTACATGTTCTTGAGCATGTATTACCATGCACCACATACTGATGATTAGCGAAATAAAATACTTCATATTGATGCCTTAAATCTTCTCACCTACTTCGAATCCACGGAACCGTAGGAACCTTGGAAATCGCAAACTGTATGTTCCGTCTTGGTTTTTTGTGACTGCATCTGCTCGCACTTCCACGATCTGACCAAGTAGGGAATCACGTGAAGCCCAATGAGTATCGCGGCCATTATCGCTAAAACCACTGCCCACATTGACCCGAATAGTCTTTCCGTCGTCGACGCCTTCGCAGACAATCGCTCCAAGCCGGCCAACGTTTCGTCCTGTTCCTTCTTCGACATCTACTACCTCCAATGATACTTCGATAAATGGCTTTAACTTCAACCATGCTACACTACGTTTACATTCGTAACCGGCAAGAGGATCTTTAATCATAATGCCTTCGTAGCCACCTGCCACTGCCTGTGCGTTGATTTCTTTGTAACGCAACTGACCCCCATCTGTATCCAAATCAACCAGTTCATTAGCAAGGCAAGTAACATTAGGCAACATCTCATTATTCTGTTCTACCCAAGCCTGCACCATTTGACTACGAACTGTTTGACTCTTATTCCAAAATCCTTTTTCAAAGTCTTCAAGTGGACACATGTCAAACAAATTCAAAATAGCATCGTTAGCCTTAACATCGCTTTTACGATGCACCTGCGTCATCAAGTCTTGGAAACTACTACTCATAATTTCACCGTCAAGCACTAGATCATACTTAGGTGGCGCCTTTTTAACCACTGCACTGATCTGTTCGGTAACATGTGGAAAGTTTACAAGTTCCTTGCCGTTGCGACTAAACATGTCCACCCGACCGTCGACACGAACAATAGTGACCACACGGACACCGTCCAGTTTAACTTCAATAAATTTCTTACCAGAAACTTTGGCTTCATGATTAGCACTGTCATGTGCCAATTGACAGCCAAACACTGGAATAGCATAGTCGGGCCATTGTTTCTCTACAACCTTGTTAATTGTTTTTTCACTAACACCGCAACGCAGATCTTTGATCAGTATGCGTCGATACCATCCATTCCATTCAGCCTTAGTGGCACTGGCCATCATTTTAGCAACAGTGTCACGGGCAAGGTTGCCTGTGAGGCTACGATTAACAAAACCAGTAATAATGAGACTAAAACTATCCCAAGGTAAGCCAGCACCATCTTCATCTTTTTTCTCCGGGATCTGTTTCAATCCAAATGTAATCATAGGGTCTAGAGCAAGACGTGCGCCTTGAAAGAATTCACTATTTCCTTCTTGGGCAATGGCTTCAATAATTGCTTCTTTGTTTAAACGGCTTGGATGACTTTCCAATGACCAAATATGGCTAGCACAAACGCTCATATCAACTCCAATAATTAACTGTATAAGTGTATATTATACAGTCTAACAGTTAGTATGTCAAGTGATTTGTTGTCTTAAATGGTTTGCCTAAGTAGGCATTTTCTAATTGGGTCATTATTTTTCGTTTCATTTGAACGACTTTTGGATGACTATGATCATATTCAAAAGCCTTCATAAAACGTCCCCAACTATTTGGACGAACTCTTTTTGGAACAGGGCTATCTAAATATTCTTTAATATCGCTAATTTCAAAACCAAATTTATCAATCAGTTCTTGTGCTAGATTAAATGAGTGTGCGCCCATTTCATCTCGGTGCCCATAATACTCTTGTTCTCGACGATCTTTGGCGTAATAGGCTGTGCTTTCGTATCCGGGAATGTCTTTGAAATTTCTAGCACGATATTGTCTAGTGTGAATAATCTCATGTAGCACCGTATCGGCAAATAACCGACACATACGTTCCCAGCGATATAAACTAGTCTTCATGGTGTCGGCAGTAGTTGGAAAAACCAATTCAACTTCAATGAATCTCTTGTTGCCCAAATTATCAAGATAACTGTGGTAAGCACCACCGATCCATACTTCGCCTGGTTTGACTGGTTTGAATCTACTGCTGGTTACTTTAATCGGAAGGTGTGCTTTAATGTGCTTACTTACCATGCTGTTAATTTCAGCAATAGGTAACCGCTTGTCTACGATCTTTGATTTAAGTTCGTAGAGCATGGAATACAACATGTTTCGATCCAACTCGGACCAATTAAATGCTCTCCGGGTCATTGCACACTCCTAGTATAGTTATTTATAGTATACTAGGAGTTCCAGTTAACTACGCACTTTATGGGCGTTTATCAATGATTTCGTCAACCAACCCGTATTCCAATGCTTCTTCTGCACTCATAAATTTGTCACGTTCCATATCTACACTAAACTGGGCAAACGTTTTACCTTTTGAATTGTGTTTGACGTAGATTTCAGTTAGGGATTTCTTCATTTTCAAAATCTCCTCAACTTGAATCTGCATGTCTGTAGCCTGCCCACGGGCACCACCTGAGGGCTGGTGAATCATGTGTCTAGCGTTTGGCAGCATTTTACGCTTGCCTGCCGCACCCGCAGTAGCCAGCAGACTGCCCATACTACAGGCTTGACCCATAACAATGGTGCTGACATCAGGTTTAATAAACTGCATCGTGTCGTATATTGCCATTCCTGCAGTAACAACACCGCCTGGGCTGTTGATAAAGAAGTTGATGTCTTCGTTGCCTTGACTTTCTAAAAACAGTAACTGCGCCACTAGTAAACTGGCAGTATGTTCGTTAACATCAGTATCTAACATAATGATACGATCTTTAAGCAGTCGACTGTAAATGTCGTAACTACGTTCTCCACGAGCCTCTTGCTCGATAACCATTGGCACTAAATTTGGCATTATTTATATTCCTTATCTATTTTTACATTTGTCAAACTGGCAATAGTTTGAAATTTATCCCATGCTGTTTTGGCAGCAGGGTTCTTTTTTAATTCGCTACTTGGCAATACTGCTTCTAGCCAAATTTCAGGACGGCGACTTGGGTGTGCGCCAAACTTACGAGGCTGATGTAACTTACCAGATTCCCATAGTTCAATACTCACTGAACGGAAGCGGTCTTCATCTTCCTCTGCATAGTGGCCCCATTCGGGCTGGCTCCAGCCACCACGCTGATGATATCCTTGCCAAATACCCTGCCACTGTTCGTTGTCGTGCGGGTCAAAATCTGTACGACTAATAATGACTAACACGTCATCAATGTCTACAACACCGTCAACAATGTCTCGAACGCAACGGCTATAACTTAATCCAATTTTCATTTTATCTTCCTTGTTTGAAAGTAGTAAGTATAGGTCCCGAAGTGGTAAATGTCAAGCCACTCATATTACCTTCGTAGATATGAGTTCGTTCATTGTACTTCATTTCTAACTTAACTGACTTCATTACACTGACACTGAGATACTTGTTTTGATTAAAACTCAGCACATCGGCAATGATAGTTTTGCCATTGTCCGCACACTGTAGTTGACAGGTGTCACTGATCGTTGTTCGGTTGTTCAAGGGTAGTGCCCCACTTTTTAAGTTCAAACTTTAGATTTGCGTTTTCTGCCTCTATGCTGTCGATATGATCAGCGATAGTATTTAAAAACTCAAATTGATTTTTTGCAGTAATTCTAATAATTTCTGCCACTGACTTATTTTCTTCCATATTATACCTCTATTACAATGTTAGGATTCCAGCCACTCTCTGGCTCGTAGCCTTCATAGCCACGAGGGTTGCAAACTACTCTAGTACTACCAATCATATAATCAAATGGATGATGGGTATGCCCGTGTGTCCAAAGTTTAATCTGTGGACGATCTAAAATAAACTCACTCAGGTCACTGCTGTAAGCACCGTTCATCAAGTGTTGATCTGCATACTGCTCATGAGTTGATAACTTGCTAGGACTGTGATGGCCAACCACAACAAACTTCTCATCGTGCCGTTCAGCAACAATTTGTTTGATGTAGCCTAGCATGTGCCGATGCCGGACCACTGTGTCATAAGGTTTAAGATTAGTGTAACCTTCAAGATCCTTTTTAATAACACGGAAGTCACTCATCATGTCACGCACAGAGTGCAATGTAATGGGATCGCCTTTGTTCATGTCAGTCCACAATGTGCCACCAATGAATGTAACATCATCAATCTTCTTGCTGCCTGCTTCTAGGAAGTAGACATTGGGAAACTTGGCACACTCGTCGCTCAGTGTGATTAGGCTTTGATTCCATTTACCGTGATAGAACTCGTGATTACCTGCTACGTAGACCACATGTGGAAACTGAAAACTCACACGCTTTAAGAAGTCGCGGAACCGTTGAGCAGTTTCCTGTCTACGCCCCATACTGTCAATCATGGCGGCGACTCGAACACTTTCCTCACTATGGTCGTGCAGATCCTGTGCAACCATAATGTCGCCACTTAAGATCAAGACATCACAGCCTTCATAGTTGGCAATGTTAATATCACTAAACTCTAAATGCAGATCACTGACTAGTTTGATTTTCATATTGTTTTATTCTCTGTTGACGCTCTGTTTCGTGATGATCACACAGAGTCTTAATCCACCCACCTTGTCGACGTTCACCAGGAGCACCACAAGTTTCACAACTATGTGCCGCCCAACTTTCAGCCATACGCACCATGCCATCAATGGCGTCATCTCCGCCGTCATAGTAGAAACGTAGCCCGCCATACTTCTCTTTAATCTGTGCTACAGTGACCTGTGTACATTTACCTTTTTGCCAAGCAATATGGCCTTGAATGTTAGAACACAGTTCTTCGAGAATGGGCCACCAGCCTTCGCCTACACAAAAGCCGCCATACTTACCAGCAAACATCATTGGAAAACGTTCTTCCATCTGTTTGGTAAATGTGTCATACTTTTCAAACTCATTATTCATTGCGCTGCCTTTACATAGTTGAGTCGTGTTTCGATTTTCTTTGTGACCCAATTCTCACCATGTGCTTTTACTTTGGCTTTTTGTACTACACAGGGTCCAGGTTTTAACTCAGTTTTGCTAAACCAACTGACAATC